AATAAATCAGCAAATACTTACTACCAAACGTATTATTAAACTTCCATATTATCAATTTATTAACTGGATCAACCGTAGCACTCATTCCTGAGTATATTTCGTTAGGAATGGCATTATCAAAGAACCAGCGGTTTACTTTTTCAGTGCCGATATTCTTGGTAGATTGCCCATCACAAGCATAAAAACCATCATCAGCAAGGAAATAAGTCAGGTTGCCATACTGAGCTATGGAGCCATTAGAAATACAGCCTAAAGACCTAGAAATAGCGTCAAATTGGAAGAAAAACGGAGAGCCTGTATAACTCATCCGATAGATAGCTCGTTCCAAGAAGATCAGACCATATTCACCACCAGCCAAGCCAGTAATATCACCACCATCAGGAAGTATCTGGGTATCTGACTGAGATGCAGCACTAGGAGTCCAGTCTGTTTCATCGTTAATATCAGACCAGTAAACCTTACTTGTGTCTGTACCGTCATTAGCCGCAACCACAAAGTCACGGACTACGGTTACATATTTAGCCGTAGGAGCAGCAGCAGCGAGATTGGCAAAGCTAGTTGATGAATTCAGCGTCCATGCCTGTAACTTATCCTGACCATTAGCCAAAATCATCTTTGCGCCAAATTGAGTTACATCCCAACCTTCTACAGCCGTATATCCAGTAGTCGTAGCAGCATCCAAACTAGCATCACTGCTATCAAACTTGTAAATCTGTGTAGCACTAGCTGCAAATAACGTACTTGCACCACCAAACTTACCAGCAAATGTTACCAATAACGTAGCACCAGCAGCATCTGAATAATCAGCTTCACTCTTAATAGGAGCATACCCGTTAGCAACTGGATAACAGTTCTTAGCGTCTGTTACCGCGCCTGTTACGCCGGGTTGATCTGGGAGCCACTCACCAAAAGCTATTTTCTGCATTATTCCTCCGCTGGCTCCGGTACGTTGCCTTCTTCAAGCCACTTTAAATACGCTTGGTAATCCGTGTTGGCTGGATCGAATGGGATAAAAGCGTTGTCGGCTAGACGCTGCACAGAATCGTAATTTGTAAGTTTGTACATAGTCATAACTCAATAGAAGCAGTCCAATTTACATAAGCAGGGTCACCACTAGCCCCACCACTATTTGTTGTACCCTGAACTTCCATTCCACTATCCAATGTGTTTACCGCAGTTGTCCCAGAATAATCTGCTGATGCCGTAGTTATTTGGGATGCTGTACCGCCAGACCTTGGGTTATAGAAGGTAATGGTAGGTTGCGCTCGTTTTGTTACAGCCCATTTAAGCGGGTATCTCATTAAAAGAGATGAGCCTCTAAAGTTGGAACCAATAAAAAAGTATTCTGCTGTACCGCCAGCAACCGCTGATCCTTGTGGTTGGCTTTTCTCAAAGTACCGCTGACACAACGCCAACTCCGTACCATACGGCCTGTAGTCAAAGCTGGTGGCTGTGCTGCCTTTTTCGAGTTGTACGCCGGTGATGTAGAAGGTGGCTCCGTTGGTTCCCACTACGCTGGTTGCGCCTGTGGCTGAACTAAAGTTTGACCCGGCCCACGCACCTGCTGTTCCACTGTATGTTGACCCCACACCAAGACCAAAATATACGTTTACCCCAATACCGTTTGTAGTCAGCCAAGTACCTGTCGTATCGCCGGGGATGGTGACAGATTTTTGCTCCCAAGTATTTGCCACAGAAATTGTGTATGTAAATGGATATGATCTACTTCCTGCTTGGTTGCCTAAAGCACCACCAAACGTCCCAGTTAATGAACTACGAACCCAGAATGACAATGTAACGGTAGCCGCACTTGCAGTACCCCAAGCTAAATCGGCAACATTAAGCCCTTCAATTCGTTGGTCAATAAAAAATATATCACTAGCAACAATAGAGTATGACGATAAAGATGTAACCCCAAGATAATTTGTGAACCCTGTTGGCGGGGTTACTGACCCCGCGTTTTGCTGTACAGAATATTTACTAGCCTGAGTTAATCCAGCAAACCACCTATCTACCAAATACTGCCCGTTCGTTGGAGTCACACTCGCACCAGCGTTCCTCTGGTCGATGACCATCGCGCCGTTGATAATGCGGTTCTTAAAGCCAAAACCTGTCGCAGCAGTATTCTGAGTGCTGGCATCGTTAAACGTAAGGCCGTTAGTGCCGTTAATGGTGACGCTCATTATTTGGCCTCCAATGCGGCTACTTTGGCCTGTAATGTTTCAATCATTTGCTGTTGTTCTTGGATGGCTGCTGTCAGGGTTGCAACCAAGAACGATGTATCGATGCCCTGTGGCTTGATGCTGCCGTCTTCGTTCACTGCATCCTTCTCGCCACCTACCGCTTGAGGAACAACCTCCGCTAACTCATGCGCGATAAATCCTTCACCCAACGAACCGTCAAGTTTCCATGTGTATGTCACGGGTTTAAGCGCAGCTACTTTAGCCAACGCGCCAGTCATTGGCTGTATGTTTTCTTTTAAGCGGTAGTCGGACGAAGTGTTATAAGCCGTGGTAGTACCAGTTACTTGAATAGTGCCTGTGCTAGTAGTGTTTCTATAAAACACCACCGAGTTTTGAGTCGTTGAGCCAGCGGCGGTTTGCTGAATTACCAACGGCACTGCTGAAGCACTTGATGATGAGATGCCGATCTTTGCTGCTTCAGGCATACTCGTCGCACCGACTGTCAAATTACCGCTGGAGTCGATAACTGCACGGTAAGAACCCGCCGTATCATCAAATATTGCAAGCGAACCCACAGTAGCAGCACTGCTGTTAGTAGAAAAAATACTGTATGAGCGGCCTGATGTTCCTGAATTATTTAAATTTACACCAACCGCAGCATTTGATCCGCTGACATTCAAATTGCGGGTCATAGTAGTCGTACCAATCCCCACGTTGCCGCTGCTATTAGCATAGATCATCGTCCCGTCATCAGCAGGAACCGTAATCGTCTTATCCGATGCTGTATTAGCACCAGTTAGTATTACTCCACCACCAGAAGCTGTGTTTAACTTGATTGGCATTATGCTGCACCTTTCAGTATTGCTATTTCTGCTGCTTGTGCTTCGACTTTGGCGTTGAGTTCTTGTATAGCGGCAGTCAGGGTTGCGACCAAAAATGATGTATCGATGCCCTGATATACAGGGTTGCCGTCAGCATCGACAGCGTCTTTGTCTCCAGTAACGCAGCCCGGTACTACTTCAGCCAATTCATGCGCGATAAAACCTTCGCCGTCAGAGCCATCAGTTTTCCATATATAGGTACAAGGTTTCAGCGCAGAAATCTTTGCCAATGCACCAGTCATTGGTTGTACATTCTTTTTTAGCCGATAGTCGGAAGATGTATTGTAAGCAGTTGCGGTTCCGCTAGTTGTTATTGACCCAACAGCACCATTTGTGTTTCTGAAAGAGCAAGCAGTACGAG